AGTTTGTAAATTTTGAATCTACAGGTGGTCAAAATGGTACTTTATATTTTGTAGACGGAGTTAATAAAATAGGTGAATTTTCTATACATGATGATGGTACTTATCATTATGAAGACTTAAATAATACTGCTCCAGTTGGTTGTTCTTTAATAGAAAGATATGCTGAAAGAATTGTTGTAGCTGGACAAACTTTAAATCCAAGTACTGTATATTATAGTACTAGATTAAAACCTTATGATTTTACAGGTGCTTCTTCAGGTTCAATTGATGTAGGAGATATAATAACAGGTATTAAAGTATTTAGAAATAGCTTAATTATATTTTGTAAAAATAGTATATATGAGTTGACAAACCTTGATTCTACTCCTATAATTAAATCAGTAACTAAAAATATTGGTTGTGTAAGTGGAAACTCAATTCAAGAGATAGGTGGAGATTTAATATTCTTAGCACCTGATGGATTAAGAACAGTTGCTGGTACAGCTAGAATTGATGACGTTGAATTAGGTTCTATATCAAGAAAAATTTTACCATTAATAAATGATTTATTAAACAATTTTGGTACATATACAATATCAAGTATTGTAATTAGAGAACGAAGTCAATATAGATTATTTTATTATAAAACAGGTGAAGCTGATTCTGGTCAAAGAGGAATCATTGGTACATTTAAATATAGTGCAGAAGGTATACCTGCTTTTGAATGGAGTCAAACAAAAGGCTTACCTGTAAAATTTTGTACTTCAGATTTAAATAGTTCAGGTACAGAAGTTATTTATCATGCAGATGAATCTGGTTATGTTTATCAACATGATGTTGGTAATAGCTTTGATGGTAATAATGTAGTAGCAGAATTTCAAACACCAGACATGGACTATGGTGATAATGGTTTAAGAAAAAGTTTATATAAAGTAAAAGCTAACATTGAAGCTGAAGGAACTCAAAACGATTTATTATTAAGAATAAGATATGATTTTGATAATTCAGAAGTTCCTCAACCTAATAATTTTTCAGTAGGAAATTTAAATTCACCAGCTTTATTTGGAACAGCAGTATTTGGTGCAAACGTATTTGGAGCAGCTATCTTACCAAGTAAAAGTATATTAGTTAATGGAAGTGGTTTTTCTAATAATTTTAAATTTTTTAGTGATGACACTAATGCACCTTATTCAGTTAACGGAATGTTCGTTTCATTTATAGCAGGAGGAAGAAGATAATATGGCAGGATATACTAGACAAAGTTCATTTGCAGATGGCGATACAATATCAGCATCGCTGTTTAATAATGAATACAATCAACTCTTAGCAGCTTTTAATAATTCAACAGGACATAAACATGATGGTACTGCTAATGAAGGACCTGTTATAGGTTTAATAGGAGATGCAGGAGTAACAACTCCATTAAATAAAATTCTTATTGATACAACTAATGATGAAATAGAATTTTATATAGATATATCTGGTATTTCAACATTACAATTTAAACTTATTGATGGTGCATTTGTTCCTGCAACAGATAATGATATTGATTTAGGAACATCTTCTTCTGAGTTTAAAGATTTATATATTGATGGTGTAGCTTATTTAGATTCAATAGCTATGCCTACAACTACAGTTACTGATATATTAGATGAAGACACAATGTCATCTGATAGTGATACTGCATTAGCTACACAACAATCTATTAAAGCATATGTAGACTCTCAAGTAACTGCACAAGATTTAGATTTTATAGGTGATACTGGTGGTGCTCAATCAATTGATTTAGATTCACAAACTTTAACTATTGCTGGTGGAACAGGTATTTCTAGTGTAGGTTCTGCTCAAACAATAACTTTAAATATAGATTCAACAGTTGCAACATTAACAGATTCTCAAACTTTAGAAAATAAAACTTTATTAACTCCAGTAATTTCTTCAATATCAAATACTGGAACAATTACTTTACCTACATCAACTACTACTTTAATTGGTACAGATACTTCAGACACACTTACCAATAAAACTATTGATGCAAATGGTACTGGTAATAGCATTACAAATCTTGAAGTTGCAGATTTTGCTGCAGGTGTAGTAGATACAGATTTAACAAGTGTATCTGCCTCAGATGATACTTTAGCTTCAGCTAAATCAATTAAGTCTTATGTTGATTCTGCAGTTGCTACAGCTAATGAATTATCAGAATTAACAGATACTAATATTACAAGCCCAGGTGATGGATCATTATTATTTTATGATACAGGTACATCTAAATGGATTGACAATGTAGTATCTGGAGATATTACTATTGCTGACACAGGTGTTGCTGCAATTAGTTCTGGTGTAATTGTAAATGATGATATTAATGCATCAGCTGCTATTGATTATTCTAAATTAAATTTATCAAATTCTATTGTTGCAGGCGATTTAACTTCAACTGCAGTTGATAATACAAATACTAATTCTACATTAATTACAGGACAAACTGCTGAAACTTCAATTGCAAATGATGATGAATTATTAATCTATGACACTTCTAATTCTGGATTAAGAAAAGTTACTAAAGCTAATTTAATATCTGGAGTTGGTACAGGTACGGTTACTTCTGTTGCAGTAGCAGATTCTGGTTCTTCAGAGTTTACTATAACAGGCTCACCTATTACTTCATCTGGTACAATTGATTTAGCAGTCAATTCAATTGATGTATCTAAAATTACAAATGCAGTATCTACTTCAGATATTGGTACAAGTGTACAAGCATACGATGCTGAACTTGCTGCAATTGCTGGATTAACTTCAGCTGCAGATAAAGGTATACAATTTACAGGTACAGGTACGGCTGCTACATATGATTTAACAGCTGCTGGTAAGGCCCTATTAGATGATGTTGATGCTTCAGCACAGAGAACTACCCTAGGGTTAGGCACTGCATCTACATTAAATGTAGGTACTTCAGCTAATAATATCGTACAATTAGACGGATCAGCTAGGTTACCAGCTGTAGATGGTAGTCAATTAACTGGCTTATCTTCAGGGGTTAGTGCAGGTTTTGCTATAGCAATGGCAATTGCCCTGTAATTAATGCTTGACAATTTTAAGAACAACAGTATAATATAATATAAGGAGAACAAGTAAATGGCACAAAACTTTAGAAGGTATTTACAACAAAATATCGGCACATCAGCTGTTGATGTTTTGGGTGCTGCCGCAGACAGTTATGACACTGTAATTAGTGTTAGACTTGCCAATACAACTACATCCACAGTTAACGCAGACGTTTACATTACAAATACAGGGGCTGATTATTATTTAATTAAGAACTGTCCAATTGTATCTGGTGGATCTTTAGAACTTATTGACGGAGGTTCTAAAATAGTAATGGCATCAGGCGACCAGCTTTTTGTAAAATCTGATACAGCTAGTTCAATAGACGTTGTTGTAGCTACTGTAGACGATATCAGTACATAGGAATTTCATAATGGCATATCTTGGTAATAAACCTAGCAATACATTTCAAACTATTAATTCATCACAATTTAGTGGTGACAATACTACTACTAATTTTACATTATCTCAAACTACAGCTAACGCTAACGAGTTAGAAGTATTTGTAGGAAATGTTAGACAAGACCCTCACAGTGCATATACTGTAACTGGAACTACTCTTAGTTTCACTTCAGCCCCACCTACAGGCACTAATAATATATACGTAGTATATCAAGGTAAAAAATCTGGCGAAACAACTGCTGGAGAAAACTCAATTGAATTTGGTATGATTAAATCCATCAATGGTGGATATGAAAACAAAGCAACGATATCATCTAATATCACAGTGGACGCTAGTGATAACATGATGGTCTGTGGGCCAGCGGCCTTTACAGGTACAGTTGTTGTTAATGGAACATTAACGGTAGTATAATGAGTAAATTATTTGTAGACGAAATAGTACATCAATCTTCACAAGGTTCTGGTACCATTACTATTGGTGCTAGTGGGGAAACTGTTGCTTTAGCTGCAGGAGCTACACAAAGTGGATTTGGTGGAACAATGACACCAGCTTTTCAAGCAAATTTAAGTCCAAATCAATCTGTAACAAATAATACATATACTAAAATTCAATGTAATACTGAAATTTTTGATACTAATAGTGCTTATGATAATTCTACAAATTATAGATTTACAGTTCCATCTGGAGAAGCTGGAAGATATTTCATTTATGG